GGGGTCCTGGTTCTTGGTGTGGGTCAAAGTCAGGCTGCGCTGTCTTATTTCCCTCAATCTTGGAACGGTGCAAATGCCTTCTTCGATGCTCAAAAGCAATTATGGACTGCTGTCCAGGCTGCGGCTGCTGGGTGTGGTTATTATTGCGGTCGTGCTTGGACTGCTGTCACCTTGGGTGCTAGCGCTGCGGGTAGGATAGCGGCAACAGGTCTGTACTATGGTTCTATTGTCGGCCTTGGTGGTGTTTCGGTTTATATGCTCTATAAGGGTTTCAGTTGGGTAAACGGGGTGCTCAACGGTCCATCTGGTGGTTGGGTTGTTGCTCCTGGTGCTCAAGGGGTCGGTTCTTATGTGAGTGGTAATTGGTACTATACTGTCTATCCTACGCAAGCGGCCGCTCAAGCTGCACATGATGCATGTCCATCGACCGGTTATAATTGTTCTCCTGACGGCTGGAATTTATCAACTTATTGGGGTTACTCCCATGCTTCAAATAATTGTACTTCAGGCTGGAATTGCAGTTGCGGAAGTGGCTCGTCCACCTACTGCGCATTTCTGTATCCACGCGCGGGGTATGAGTCTTATGTGACTCAAGGGTCTGCTCCTATTACTGCTGATGCTGCGAAAGCTATTGTAGAGGCGGACTTATCCGGTACTAATGGGTCGGATGCTTTAATTAAATCGCAAGCGGCTCTTACCGCTGCAACGTTGGCGCTTACGGATGCTTTCAACAAATGGAAGTCGGGCGTTCCTCCTGCTGCTTTGCCTGCTCCTTATAATCAGATTCCACAAGCCGGTTGGCAAGCTATCGCGGATGCCTTGGCTACCGGAATACCTCAGGCGGTCAAAGATCAGTTGGCGGCTCTTGATATTCCTGCAAATGCTTTCAAGGATCAAGTGAGCCCTCCTGTTAGTGGGACTTTGAGTAAAACAGACGTTGCTGAAGCTGTCGAGCAAGGAGTGAAAGCTGCAGACGAGGATTTGGCGATTCCTGCAAATGTTGCGTTGGGCGATCCAGGTTCAGCGGATGCTCCTGCGAAGGATGCTATTGGTGGCAAGCTTGATACTTATTGGGCTGCCATCAACAATATTCCGGTCCTGTCATTGCTGACCAGTTTGTCCTTGTCGGGTACGGGCTCGGGTTCGCCTACTATCCAAGTTGCAATACCGTCCATCTTTGCAAGCGAAGGGTCCACTTATACAATCAGTTTTGATGAGGATTCGCTTTTCGGTGTGAACTACGGGAATTACCTGGCGCTGCTTGGAAATCTGATGCTGGCCTTTGCGGGTATCGTTTGGACCAAATACTTATTTGAGGGGTAAAACATGAGCGGTTTAATAGCATGGCTTGGTCAGATGTTCACAGGATCTTTGATTGCTTTGCTCGGGTCCTGGCGGACTTGGTTGGGTGGGGTCCTGGTCAAAGTGATTCTCGTCGTAGTGCTTTACAACGTTATGTCGATGTTTCTTGGTGAAATCTTGGAATGGGTTGCTGCTAAGCTTGGAGCGGTGAGTGCTCCAGGGGGGGTTGTATCAAATTTCGATCTGGCCGGCATAACTCAAGTGGGGGCTTGGTTGGTTCATAAGATGAGAATTCCGGAATGTTTTGCTTACATGATGAGTTGTATCCTGCTCAAATTTGCTTTGCGAAAAATACCTTTTGTAAAGTGGTAGTGGGCAAGGGTCCATAGGCCATTCGTCCAGGGGGACTATATGAGCATAACGTTAATTACCGGGATACCTGGCGGCGGGAAATCGTATTGGGCGGTCAATGCGATTCTTTATAGGAAGCTTCAAGAGAAATATGTGGTCTACCATAATATCGCAGGGCTTCGCGATGAATTTGTCGATACGGATTGTGTGAAGCGTTGGACAGACTATACGGATGAGCGCGATCCTGGCAATTTCTTTGCGCGTGATACTCAAGAAAAGCTCTGTAAACAGGTACAAGAAAAATATCAGAAGCCGGTTCTAGTAATTATTGATGAGGCGGGGTCGGTTCTCGGCAAAGAGGATGCGGAGGTTTTCCGGTGGTTGTCCTGGCATCGGCATCTAGGACAAGATGTGTGGATAATCGTTCAGGATTCTTCAATGATAGCTCGGTGCTACCGCAAGCTTGCCGAAATCGAGATCAGAGGGGTCAAAAATCGAATCATCAATCAGTTCCTTTATTCCCATCGGGCGGGGAAAACGGAATTCAAGTTGGAGCGGATTGCTAAGAATGAAGCAGTTTTTGCTGCTTATCAGTCTTTTACTCAAGCCGGGGCGAAAAAGGGAATGTCCTTTTATATTCCTGGCATGATTGGTGTTCTCGTGGCTGCTGTTGGTTTGCTGACTTATGTGATCGGTTGGGCTGCTCCATCAATGATGACTAAAGGAATGGGTGTTCCTCCAAAATCAAATACTGTGGTGCAGGATTCAACAAAACCTTCTCCCTCACCAGCAAAAACAAAAGTCAGCAAGCGAAGGGGTCCTGATATGGGAAGCTATACGCTGGCCGGGATAGTTGCGGGAAAGCTTCTACTTCAGACGGCGGACGGTCGGCTTGTTCCAGGGGATGAGATATTCGGTCGTTATACGGTGGTTGAAAGTAGTGGTTCCTCAGCAACAGTGGTCAGTGAAAAAGAGGGCACGGTGAGAATAAACCGAAAAATTGGGTTCGTGAAAGTGGCACCAATGCCAGCGGGGGGCGGGGGGCGGGTTTCCTCCCCCGCTGGCATTGGTGGCAAGCAGATGGAAAATGAAGAGGAGGAGGGTTAGGGGATGGCAAAAGTTACTATCGACCTGTCCGCTGCGGGATTCCTAATGCTGATGGCCTTATCGTCCAGGTTGGGGTTGCCTGCAAAGGATATTATGAGTGTAGCGGTTGAAATTTCGCTGAGGTCACTACAAGACATTGATGTGATGGCTTTTAAGGTCAACGAACAGTTCAAGTCGATGGCTGCCCATTAGGAACGGAGGCGGCTTTAAGGAGCGGGCGCTTTTTCCGCTCCGTGGCCGTAGTTCCGATGCCGAAGTGTAGCGGAGTGGGGGTCCTGCTACTTAGGACCCCCCGGAGCGGAACGTCCCTTCAGGGTCGGCAAATGGGTGTAGCCATCAGACTCGTCTCCTTAAAAAAGTTCGGATCTCGGCGAAGCTCTTTAACTTGATTCAAAAAGAACAATTCACACCACGGCGAAAAGTGGTCAAAAATATGCTGCAAAGGTAGGGAAAATATGTAATTTCTATGCACTCTAAAAAAAGCTCTTTACAAAATATCTCGAATGATGATAAGGAGTGCAAAAAGGGTGCATGGGACAAATGAGATGAAAAAGCGGGTAACGATCACGGTTGAAAAAATGAACTATGATCCAGTTTGTGATTGCCTTAAAAGGCTCGGGATTCCTTATTCGGGGTTTCTTAATGCAATTACCGGGATGCTGGCATATAGGCTGCGCGGATGTACTTTGCAGAGTGATGTTCATGAGTTGAAAGGGATTTTGGATGATTTTATGAACGGATGCAGATAAAAAAAGACCGCCAGAGGGTGGCTCCTCCTGACGGTCAAGCACTTGGGGCAAGCAAGCGCTGCAAAGCATACTAATCGTAAACAAAATGCTGCGTTTGTCAAGCCCTAATCGGGGGCAAGCGTGGCAAAGCGGGATTGTAGAAGGAAGATAGGGGTATTCGAAGGCACGTATGCGGCGGATGATGGTTGTCGGCGCTACCGTGCCTTTGCTGTTTCCTGTGGTTCCTGGTCGTGTCCAGAGTGCAGGGAAACAAAGGCAAAGGCGTTATGGGCACGTGCTATGCAAGGAGAGTTGGCAAAGCATGCAGAGGTCAACGGGTTTCGGATCAAATATCAGATTAAGCTGCTCACTTTAACCGTACCTGGTAAACAGTACAGGCTCGATAATACGCCACGCGAAGCTTGGGAACACATTGCAAAAAGCTTCGATAAACTCATCAAAAGTCTGAAGAAATCTTACGGTCAATTTAAGTATATCAAAGTATATGAGCTTCAACAGGATGGGTTTCCCCATCTTCATGTGTTGATGGCTGGGAAAGCCATAGCGCCTAAAGACATTCTTGATCGGATTCGTCACCTTTGGTGTGATCTGTACGGTATGGGATTCGTTAAGATGAATGCTTTAAAAAAGGGGGATGAGGGCATCAAAGGTGCTTTGTCCTATGTGCTGAAATATATGTTCAAAAGTCTGACCGAAGGGGAAGATCAAATGAGCGAATTCAAAGGCAAGCGAAGGTTCTCGAGTAGTCGGGAAGTGATTGGCAAGGATGAAAAGACGGGGCGAGATTGGATTCACCACAAGATTCAGTTTGCTCCTGTTGGTCAGTTCTTCGGTATTGAATTCGGTGAGGTGTGCCTGTCCGGTGATGAGTCCGGGCTTGTCGATGTTGCGCTGGATGAGTTCGGTCCTGCGCGTTATCCGGTGTTCAGACGAGATCTCACAAAGAGGAGGTAAATTATGCTGGAAGTCACGGGCAAGGTGGCTGCGTTTAAGGAAATGAAAAACGAAAAGTCGGGTAAGTACTCGAAGCTCGTCCAGGTGGAAGGAATGAGGCATGACGGATTCAAAGACCTAATGACTATCAAGGATATGTCGAACGGTCAGTATAAGGTGGGACAGGATATTCGTCTTGCGGTTTCGTTCAACGTGTTTGAGGGGAAAGTAGGGTTCACGCATTGGGGGTCTGGTAACGGCAACGGCAACGGCAAGGACAAAGAAAAACCGTTCGTGTAGGGGTGCTGCATGGATTGCTATGGCTGTAAATTCAATGATGTTGGGTGCTGTATTCATGAGGATGCAGAGGAATTCGAGGATAATCCATTCGGGGTAGGTTCGGATGACTGCGATGGGTTTGAGGAGGACTGAATGAGTCCTGAGGATGGTACAGTAATAGTGCAAATGATTATGCAATGGGGTTTAACCTTCTTCCTTGTTGGCTGGTTTATCGGCGTGGTGTATCGGATAGCAAGGATGGGGTGAAACTATATGGGGCTTCAAGACACAAAAACTTAATGGATGCCTTTGGGCAAGAAAGGTGGAAACAAAATGGGAAAGTTCATTGGTGCAGTACTCGGTATCGTAACTCCTGGTTTGGCTTTTGCGGCTGATACTCCTTTTACTGTGGTGGCTCCGACGTTTGATTGGGCTGTTTGCGGTACGGTTGCGGCTGCTATGCTCCTCCTGGCGGTGGCCATTGTCGGTTACAAAAAGGTAAAAATGCTCATCAATCGCGGGTAGTACACGGTTGTTTGTCAACTGTCTTGAGGTCTCAAAAAAAAGGGGGGGGGTCGGTGGCTCTCCCCTTTGCTTTTCAAAGGGGGTGAAATGAATGTTGTATTGGGGACAATGGTATTTATTCTCGTTGGGTTCTGTATGGTGGCTGTGGTGGCTGCTCAAGATAACGAAACATCTGCTTTAACGGATGCGCTTCTCGCCGATGCTAATGCTACCTTAACGGCTGCTCAAATGCAAAAAGAGACCGTCGAGGGTTTGTGTTACTTCCTAACCGGGGCTCTTGGGATTTTCGGGTTGATGACTGGTATCAAGCTCGGGGGTGCTTCATGAGGTCCTTTATCTGTGTAATTCTTGTT